TATTGTGGATAAATTGACCCGGCAACAATTAAACTGTGAATTGTGGGAACAGGTGAAAAGCCTTGATGATAGACAATCAACGGTGATATATGAACACTATCACGATTCAAAACCTTTGAAAGAAATCAGTGATACATTGCATCTTTCACAAGAAAGAACAAGCCAAATCAAAGATGCAGCATTGGAACAATTACGGAAGTTGGGGAAAATCAGGGAGATTGCAGAAGCATTTAACTATGATAGCAGTGCTGCTTTTCATGGTGGTATTTCAAAATTCAAAGAATTTGGAAGTTCAACGGTTGAATACTTGGCATTGAAACATATTGAACAGGAAGAAAAAGAAAGGACTGCATCTAATTTGTTTAATCAAATTTTGCAGATGGTGTAACTATGGATGGTAAGCATGAAGTTGTGTATATTTTGAAATCAAAAGATTTGGGAGATTGTCGAATTAAGCAATATGTTGACCAAAAGCAGCTTGCTTCTTTATTGGGGCGTGATGATGTGGTTATGGTGAGTGTTGATAATCCCCAAACTGTGACCTATAGAAAGAAAGGTTCGGGAAGCCGGAAAAGATACAGGTGATGAATAAAGTAAAGGTGTTGGAGATTTGACCCAACACCTTTACTTTATTCATTGGCTTTCTAATTCTTCATATAAAGTTAGATTGTACAGATGTTATAAATCCTACAGAACACACTCATTTCCGCTTATATGGCTGTTATATGAGTTGTCAGAAGCATAGGAAAGTGATAAGATAAGGGTAATGAGAATGAACAATCCTGAAAAGGAAGTTGTGATAACATGATTGATGAAAAGCCTATATTTGGGGATTGTTTAGAATATTACCCGGATGAATATGAAGAAGGGTTTGATGGCGTTCATTTTGGTAGCATTAAAGGTATGTCAGAAGATGCCCCGGATGAAGCAGTTGGAAGAATCCGAAAATTGAAAAGTTAAGTTCAAAAAATTAGCATCCTGAAAAGAAAGGAGTTGGTGGAAGTGTCAAATAGTTGGTATAAGAATAACAAAACTGATAAGATTTGGTGGAAAGATATGCCGGATACTGTTGGTGTGTGGATTTTCAGCTTTGACAAAGAAACGGAATTTAATATGTTCGCAGATTATCCGTATAAACTAACCCCGGAACAGAAGGAAATCTTTGATGCAGAAAATCCCTATTGGGCTGATTTCTTCAAAGACCGAAATTGAAAAGTTAAGTTCAAAAAAATTAGCATCCTGAAAAGGGTGCTTTTTTATTGTCCGAAAAAGGCTTATGACGTTAAAACTGCTGCTGATTTCCCCGGCACAAGGGATATAAAAGGTGCATTGTCAGCGGTGACACCGCACATAAAAACATTGACAAAGAAAGGATGAAAAACATGGAATTTTTGAAAGCAATTTTGGGTGATGAACTGTTTGCACAAGTTGAACAGGCGGTAAATGCCCACAACGGAAAGCCGGAAAACAAAGAAGCACAAGTGAAGATTGCTGACCTTGGAACTGGTGAATATGTTTCCAAAGCAAAGTATTCAGCCTTGGATGCAGAAAATCAGACCAACACAAGTAAACTGACAGAAGCAAATAACCTGATTACACAGCTTCAAAAGGCTGCAAAGGGTGATGAAACTTTACAGGGTCAGGTTACAGCCTATCAAACGAAGGTTCAGCAGTTGGAAACCGAGTTGCAGCAGACTAAGATTGATAGTGCAATCAAGGTTGGTTTGCTTTCCGAAAATGCAACAGATGTTGATTACCTGACTTTCAAATTGAAAGAAAAGGGTGAAAAGATTGAACTGGATGAACAGGGCAATATCAAAGGTTGGGCTGATAAGGTCGCAGCTTTGAAAACACAGCTTCCCGGTCAGTTTGCAACTAAGGGAAAAGGCGGTTATGAAGGTTTCAGACCTATTGAAAAAGATGGTCAGCAACAGCAGCAGGGAATGACCAAGGCTGAACTTTTGAAAAAGCCTTATGCAGAAAGAATGAAGTTTTACAATGAAAATCCTGAAAGCTATAAAGAAATTATGAAAGGTTAAAATGGTGAAAAATTATGGCAGCTACTAATTTGAAGGATATTATCAACCCCGAAGTGATGGGGGATATGATTGAAGCAAAGATTGAAGCACTTTGCAAGATTACACCTTATGCAAAGGTGGATACCACCCTTGAAGGTGTTCCGGGTGATACAAAGACCGTTCCGAGTTGGAATTATATCGGTGATGCAGAAGATTTTGACGTTGAAAAGGCTGCTGAAACTGATGCTGAAATGGATGTTACGAAGCTGACCGCTTCCAGTACCACATTCACAATCAAGTGTGCAGGTAAATCCGTTGGTATTTTGCAGACCGCAATTAACAGCGGACTTGGTAACCCGATTGGTCAGGCTGAATTACAGCTTGCAAAATCTATTGTTGGCAAGGTTGATAATGATGTGATGGATGCAGCGTATACCTGTAAGAACGTATATGCACCGGGTACACTTATCGGTTATGCCGGAATTGTGGATGCAGTTGCAAAGTTTGAGGATGAAGAAGATGGTATTGACAAGGTTATGTTCATCCATCCGAATCAGGAAGCAACCCTTCTGAAAGATGAAATGTTCATTTCCGCTGATAAGTTTGAAGCCGGGGTTGCGGTAAATGGTGCTATCGGTAAGATTGCCGGATGTTGGATTAAGAAATCCAAGAAGGTAAAACTTGAAGGTGGAGTTTATCAGAATCCTATCATTAAGACCGAGCCGGATTCTTCTGAAACCGAGTATACGGAAGATGAACTTCCTGCACTGACTATCTTCTTGAAGAAGAATACACAGGTTGACCATGAGTGGTTTCCGAAGAAACAGCGTCATGATGTTACCGCTGCTAAGTATTACGGTGTAGCCCTGACCAATGCTGCAAAGGTGGTTATTGCACAGTTCAATTCTGTTGCTACTGCCTAAGCATTTTTGAAAGGCGGTGTTCCTGATGATTATTTCAGTTGAAGATTTAATTGCAATGCCTGAATTTTCCGGGAAATCGGAAAAGGCATTGCAGAAAAAATTGAACGCTGTTGAACAACTTATCAGGTCATACACCAACAACAACTTTCAGAATCGTTATGTCAGGTTTCAGGCAAGGTCACTTGCTGATAGGGTGTTTGGAACATCCCCATTTCTGAAAGTAGGTGATACAGTGCAGATTTCCCAATCAATGGTGAATGATGGGCTGTATACGATAACCGAAATTACCAATGCTTTTATCAGGCTTGATACTGAACTTTTTGAAGTACCTTTGAACCTTATCACTAAAGTTGAATACCCGGAAGATGTAAAAAACGGTGTGGTTGAACTGATGATTTGGGAAGTAAAGAACAGACAGAAGGTAGGTATCAAGTCTGAAACTTTATCAAGGCATAGCGTAACCTACTATGACCAAGATGCCGGGAATCAAGTGATGGGCTATCCTGTTGCCCTACTTGGTTTCTTAAAACCTTATATAAGACCGAGGTTTTAATTATATGAGCATTGGCGGTAATCTGTACGCATTATTACAAGTCAAGGATGCCGGGGAAAGGAACGCAATAAATGAACGTGTTCACATATGGTTGGATTGCACTTCAATCCTTGGATGGTTGGATTTGTCAACAGGTGATTCAAAGCATACAAATTTTAATGCGAAGGTGCAGGAAAGCACACATATTTTCTTGTGTGATTTTACCAACTTGAAAAACCTGTCAACAAAATGGGTTTGGAATCCTTTCAGCTTTCTAACTGGCATAATCAAAGCGGATGAACAGGAAACCGTTGTTGATGTGACAAGTGAAAATGCAAGAATGGTCATAAATGGTTTGGTGTATGAAATCCTGTTGATTGATAATCCAATGAACATGAATGAACACCTTGAAATCTATCTTAGGTTTGTAGGGGGTCAGAATGAGCGTTGAATTTACAAATAACAGTATGACAGTAAAAACAGCCATTTCCGGGGCGGTATCCGCTTATCTGTATGAAGCAGGTGGAGAAATCCAAGCCCAAACAATCAGGAACAGCCGGGTTGATACAGGGCAAACCAAAGGTTCTTATCAGTACAAGGTTCAGGAAGAAAGCAATAAAGGAACTGTTTATATTGGCAGCAACCTTGAAAATGCTATTTGGGAAGAATTTGGAACTGGTGAGTATGCCTTGAACGGTGATGGCAGAAAAGGAAGTTGGGTTTATAAATCCCAAAAGAACGGTAAATTTTACAGAACTAAGGGAAAAACACCTAACAGACCTATGTATAACGCTTTCAATTCTTTGCGTGAGAAATTGAAAAAGCGTTTGGAAGAAATTTTGAAATCAAGATTGTAAGGGGGTAGGTGAATGGTTGATATGTTAGGCTTCATTGGTGACAAACTGATAGAAGCTGATATTCCTTATGAGTTCGGGGAATGGACTTCAACAGTATCCTACCCCTATTTTGTTGGTTCATTTGTTGAAACTGATTATAGGTTTGAGGATAACTGTACCATTGGAACATTTACTTTAGATGGTTGGTCAAGGGGTTCAAAACTTTCCTTAACAGAAATCAATGATAAGGTAAAGAAAATCTTTTCAGATTTACAGATGGTTCAGGAAGATACAGCCTTTTATGTCCGCTATGGTGGTTCAATGACAGTTCCATCCGGTGAAGCGGATTTATTCAGAATCAGCATTACATTGTATACCTATGAATGGAAAGGAGAATAAAACAATGGCTCTTAAACAGCATGGAATCACAAAGGAAACCATCAAGAAACTTATTCTTGGTGCAGGTGTGATTTATAAGAATTTGAAGTATGACAAAGACAGCAAGGATTGGACTGGTACAGTTCTTGGTGCAACTTCCGGGGGTATCAAGTTTAATTGGGAAGCACAATGGCTTGATGTGGAAGTGGACGGTGCAACCGTTCTCGTCAAGGGTGTTTCCAAACAGAAGGTTGGTGAATCCGCTTCTATCGAAGGTCAGATGACAGAAATGACAGAAGATATTCTTGTTACCGCCCTTCATTTGGTCAAGGATACTTCTGATGATAACAATTATGTCAAGTATGTATCCAAGGAAAACATCACAGAAGAAGATGATTACCTTGATAACATTGCCTATGTTGGTACGCTTTCCAACGGCAAGAATATCATTATCATTCTTCCTAATGCCCTTTGTACAGAAGCGTTTGAACTGGAAACCAAGAACGCAACACAGACAACTTTCAGCGTGAAGTTTGAATGTACCGCAAACCTTGAAAATGACACACTGAACAAACTGGATATTGAATTGTATTATCCTACTGCAACAGCGTAAGAAAGGTGGTATAAATCATGAAAGTAAAGGTAATCAAGGAATTTATTGATGTTCACACAAAGGACTTTTACAATATCGGAACGGAATTGACCATTACTGATGAACGCTTTGCGGAAATTCAGAAGGTTGGTAATTTTGTTGAACAGATTACAGAGGAACAGCCTGAAACCCCGGTTGTTCCTGAAACCCCTGAAAATGAACAGGTTGAACAGCCTGAAACGGCTGAACCTAAGAGAACTACAAGAAGAAGTAAGAAATAAAGAAAGTGAGGATGAATAATCATGGCTGAAATTAAATTTGTAGATTTGACGGTGGATAACCTTTTTGATTTTTGTACGGTGCTTGATGCTATTGGTGCAGAATCGGTGATTGGAGCATTTGACCAAAAGGAAATTGCTGCATTACAGAAATCCGGCAAGGATGCTAAGAATGTAGGTGTTGCTGTTGCAATGAAGATTACAGGTGTTATCATCAAAAACTTGCCAAAGGCAAAGGATGAAATCTGTTCTTTCTTTGCTAACTGCATGGTTTGGGATAACGGAACAGCGGTAACCTTGGATGAAGTGAAAAAGTTCAAGATTGGTCAGTTTGCAAAGATTATTCGTGATTTCTTCAAAAAGGATGATTTGACGGATTTTTTCAAGGAAGTTGCCGAATATGTGGGTATGGAACAGTAAAGTTTGAAGAACTGATAAATCAAAGATATGGTAATCCCTATCCATTTTTGAACAGGTCAATTAAACATAGAAACTTAGATACAGCGGTCAGCACTATTCTGAATCAATATGATGAAGATAAGCGTTGGTCGCTGTATTTAGCTTCTGTTGCAAATCCGTTTACAGAACAGCAAACATTCAATGAATTTTTGGAAAAATCCAAAGCCCCTAAAGCGGTTACTTCAAGAAAGATTGAACCGAGATTGAATGAACAGCAGATGAAGAAGCAGTTGGACGGTGCAAATAAAATTTTGAGTGGTTTTGTACCACCAATGAAAGGGGGTGGCTAACCTTTGGCTATTGATTTGTTTTCCCTTGTGGGGAAAATATCAGTTGAATATTCAGATGCAGTAAAAAATATTGAAAAAGTCAGCAATGCAGCGGATGATGCAGCGGATAGTTTGGA